GTAGCTCCTGATGAAGAAAACGGTGCGGGATATGTCCTGAATGCTGGTGGTTACTTTGGCCAGTACTTAGACATGGACGGCGGGGCTGCGAAGTCCGAAGCCGATATGATTATGAAGTATCGTGATATCGCAATGAATCCAGAATGTGATGCTGCGATTGAAGATATCATTAATGAAGCAATCGTGTCTGATGAAGACTCTGCTCCTGTTAACCTTGTTCTGGATGACTTGGATCAACCAGATCGTATTAAAAAACTTATCCAAGAAGAATTCGATAACGTGGTCGAGCTATTAAACTTTAACTGGTACGGTCACGATCTTTTCCGCAAATGGTATGTGGATGGACGTCTATACTTCCATAAGATCATTGACGAAAAGAATCCAAAGCGTGGACTACTCGAAGTTCGTTCAGTAGATCCAACAAAGATTCGTAAGGTACGTGAGATCAAAGAAGAACGAGATCCGCTGACTGGTGCGAAGATTATCAAAGGTGTAAACGAGTACTACATCTACCAAGACAAAAACATGTCAAAGTCACAGCAAGGTCTCAAGATCGCAAAGGACTCTATTACACATGTGACGTCAGGTGTACTTGACCCATCAAGAAAGCGTGTACTTTCTTATCTCCATAAAGCATTAAAGCCTGTCAACCAGCTTCGTATGATGGAAGACTCACTTGTCATCTATCGTATGTCACGTGCTCCTGAGCGTCGTATCTTTTATATTGATGTTGGTAACCTACCAAAAGGTAAAGCAGAAGAATATCTGCGTAACATCATGGCGAAGTACCGTAACAAGCTAGTGTATGATGCATCGACTGGTGAGCTCAAAGATGGTGTAAAGCACCAATCAATGCTAGAAGACTTTTGGTTGCCTCGTCGTGAAGGTGGTCGTGGTACAGAGATTACTACACTTCCTGGCGGTGAGAACCTTGGACAGATCGATGACATTGTATACTTTCAGAAGAAGCTATATAAATCATTAAATGTACCTGTCAACCGTCTTGAGCAAGAGGCACAGTTTAGCCTTGGTCGTTCATCTGAGATTACTCGTGATGAGCTCAAGTTCCAGAAGTTTATTGGACGTTTACGTAAGAAGTTCTCATGGTTGTTTATTGACCTGCTCAAGACTCAGCTCATTCTGAAAGGTGTGATTACAGAAGAAGAGTGGACTGAGATGCAGCAGGATATTACAATCGATTACATCCAGGATACACACTTCTCTGAACTGAAAGAGACTGAGTTACTACGTGAGCGTCTTGGTACTCTACGTGAGATTGACGACTACACTGGTAAGTACTTCTCGAAAGAATGGGTGCGCAAACACGTCTTGTTCATGGATGAAAAAGAAGTTGAAGAAATCGATAAACAAATCGAAGAAGAAGGTCCTGAAGAGGACGAAGAAGAAGTTTAAAATCTTAAAACGTATAAATATTTTCGTGAGGTGAATAAAATGGCTGATGTACAAGATTTAATTAATGCACTTGGTTCTGGCAACAAAGCAANTGCAAATGATGTATTNAGTTCTCTCATGAGTGATAAGATTAATACATCACTCGATGATAAGAGAATTGAGATGGCAAGTCAATTTGGAGCTCCAGAAGAGCCAGTTGACATGCAAGAGACTGAAGAAGAATACGACGAAGAGGAAAGTTTCGACAATGATGAAATTCAAGGATTTTCAGAAGACGAAACTGAGTGAAGCTTTCCGTGCGCCTGCTGGTGAAAAGGTTGTAAAGACTTTTAAGGTCGGAAAAAAACAAAAGTTTGACGCTGCTGTCACGCAAAAGGGACGGCAGTTTATTGCGTATGTGGACGGTGATCAATTAGATATCTTTAAGTCTGCAAAGGAAGCCGAAAAGGCCGCAAAAGAATTTACCGATTTGATGGGGAAGTAACGCATGAAGCTGATTACTGAGTATGTTGAGAACGAACTCAACTATATCACAGAAGAGAAAGATGGCAAGCGCAAGTATGTCATCGAAGGTATCTTCATGCAAGCTGATTCAAAGAATCGTAATGGTCGTATATACCCAAAAGCTGTCATGGAAAGTGCAGTTAATAAGTATGTGACCGAACAGGTTTCCAAGGGTCGTGCCGTAGGTGAGTTAAATCACCCTGATGGTCCGACCATTAACTTGGATAAAGTATCTCACAAAATTACTGATCTCAGATGGGACGGTAATAATGTTGTGGGTAAGGCACAGGTTCTGAACACTCCTATGGGTAAGATCGTTGAAGGTCTTATGGATGGTGGCGTTCAGCTCGGTGTCTCAAGTCGTGGTATGGGTAGTCTTGTGTCAAAGGGTGGTGTTAACTACGTAGGTAATGATTTTCAATTAGCTACTGTTGATATTGTCCAAGATCCTTCTGCTCCCGAGGCGTTTGTCAACGGAGTCATGGAAGGTGTTGAATGGGTTTGGGATAATGGAATCCTAAAAGCACAAGAAATTGAACAGTTCGAGACTGAGATCAAGAAGGCTCCATCTAACCGCTTAGCGGAAACTCAGATGAAAGTCTTTAAAGATTTCCTCTCAAAACTTTAACTCGTTAGGAGAGTACAAACATGTCTGAAAATAAGATCGAAACGATCGAAGACATCGACCTCCAGGATGAACTCGTTGAAGACGTTGAAGTTTCTGACGAGGAACTGGAAGAAGCGCACAATCCTGAAACAGCAGAAAAAGATTCAGTAGCATCTGTAGATGCCGCTGGAGAAGTCACGAAGCAAATGCCAGCGCGTAAGGGTGATAAGTCCAACGCTGAGCCAATGCCTAGGACAAAAGCTGCAATGCTTCAGGCTGCGTATAACAAGATGTCAAAAATGAAGAAGAACGAAATGATGAAGGCGTATGAAGCTATGTGTGAAGGCACATGGGAAGAAGACGCTGATGCAGTCATGGAGTCCAACTTCGAAGAAGATCTGAATGCACTTGCAGATTCAGAAGCAACCTTGAGCGAAGGCTTCAAGGACAAAGCATCTGTAATTTTTGAAGCAGCACTTAAGTCTAAGCTTTCTGAGCACGTTGAGCGTCTCGAAGAGTCTTATGCTGAAGAGCTAGCAGAAGAAACTGCACGCATCCAGAATGACCTTGTTGAAAAAGTCGATGGCTACCTAAACTACGTGGTAGAACAGTGGATGGACGACAACAAGCTTGCAGTCGAGAGCGGTCTACGTACCGAAATCGCTGAAAGCTTTATGACTCAACTTCAAGCTGTGTTCACTGAGCACTACATTGAAGTACCAGAAAGCAAAGTTGACCTGGTCGACGAACTCGCTACGAAAGTAGAAGAACTCGAAGAGCAAGTGACTTCGCACGTAGATGCTAACATCGAGCTGAACGAATCTGTAAAGGTTTTAAAGCGCGAAGCTATCATCCGTGAGTCAGCCACTGGACTGTCTGAGACTCAAGCTGAAAAGCTCAAGTCATTAGTTGAAGATGTTGATTTCGAATCCGAAGAAGCTTTTGCCTCTAAGGTTGAGACTATCAAGGAATCATACTTCAAAGAAACTAAAGCTGATGTAATCAGCGAAGAAGCGCAAATCGAAGATTCAGCTGACGAAGTCACTGTATCTCCAATGATGCAGCGTTATCTTGACGCACTTAAAACTAAGTAACCCATAGGAGAACAATAAAAATGTTCAACGCAGAAAAGGTAATGGAGAAGTGGGGTCCTGTATTGGAATCCTCAGAAGCTCCTGAATTCAAGGACAGCTTCCGTAAAACTGTTACGGCTCAGCTCCTAGAAAACACAGAGAATGCACTCGCTGAAGAGCGTGCGCAACAGTCATTCCAGCTGAACGAAGCTGCACCTACTAACGCTACCTCTGGTGGTACTGGTGCAATCAATAACTGGGATCCAATCCTCATCTCACTCGTACGTCGTGCAATGCCTAACTTGATTGCATATGACATTGCTGGTGTTCAGCCAATGACAGGTCCTACTGGCCTGATCTTCGCTATGAAGTCTAAGTACAACGACAACGCTGATCGTGTTGCCGCTACTGAAGCTTTGTTCAACGAAGCTGACACTGACTACAGCTCGAGCTCATTCAACGGTAACACTGGTACTGTCAAGAATGGTACTCACGGTGGTGATTCTTCTTCACTCCCAGGTGCTGGTGCAGCGACTGACTCAAACACTGACACACTTGCTGATGACTTCGGTCTTGGTGGTGGTATGACTACTGCTGAAGCAGAAGCATTAGGTGATTCTTCAACTAACGCTTTCGGTGAAATGTCATTCACAATCGAAAAAGCAACTGTTACAGCTCGTTCACGTGCTTTGAAAGCAGAGTACACAATGGAACTTGCTCAGGATCTTAAAGCTGTTCACGGCTTGGATGCTGAAGCAGAGCTTGCTAACATCCTGTCAGCTGAGATCCTTGCTGAAATCAACCGTGAAGTGGTACGTACTATCAACTCACGTGCGAAGCTTGGTGCACAGCAAACTGACTTGACTGCTGCTGGTGTGTTCGACTTGAACACTGACGCTGATGGTCGTTGGTCAGTTGAGAAGTACAAGGGCTTGATCGTACAGATCGAGCGTGAAGCAAACGTTATCGCGAAAGAAACTCGTCGTGGTAAGGGTAACTTCATCCTCGTGTCTTCAGACGTAGCTTCTGCACTTGTTGCAGCTGGTATGCTTGACTACACTCCAGCTCTGTCAACTCAGTTGAATGTTGACGACACTGGAAACACCTTCGCTGGTGTCCTGAACGGTCGTACACGTGTGTACATCGATCCATATGCAACACGTAACTACATCACTGTTGGTTACCGTGGTACTAACGCATATGACGCTGGTTTGTTCTACTGCCCATACGTACCATTGACCATGGTTCGTGCGGTTGGTGAGCAGAACTTCCAGCCTAAGATCGGCTTCAAGACTCGTTACGGTATGGTTGCAAACCCATTCGTACAGTCTGCTCCACAAGACGATGTCGGTGCTGCTCGTCAGAACCAGTACTACCGTATCTTCGCTGTGAACAACATTCTCGGCGAGTAATTAGTAGTACAACTACATTGATTGGGGCCTTCGGGCCCCTTTCTTTTTTCACGTATAAATAGTGGTATAATGGAGATGTGTTATGCCATACGAAATTAATGTAAACTTTAAAGAAGAAGCTACGACCTCACCAGTTGATAATCTCACGTTTGTGAATCCTGCTGGGTTTAAGCTGCTAATCGATAATAAGAAGTACAAGAATGCACAGTACTTCATTCAAACCGCTGCGCTTCCTGATATGTCAGTGACTGGTGCAGTATTCAATACACCACAACGAAATATCACTGCGATGCCTGACAAGGTGGACTATGGTATCTTTGACCTGACATTCCTAGTTGATGAACAGCTTGTCAACTACAAAGAGATTCATGATTGGATGATCGGTTTGGTCACACAAACTGACACAAAGGCCGAGCGCAAGACACGTGATATGACTCTACAGATTCTATCATCGGCCAATAATGTTGCACAAGAGATTCAGTTCGTTGATGCCTATCCCACCAATCTAAGCTCTCTACCATTTGATACGACTGTCACAGACACCGCATACTTGATTGCTGCCGTGACATTCCAATACAGTTACTTTAAATTTCTGTAATATATAGTTTACATTGTATATCTTATGTGATACAATGTAAAGTGTTTTATACAATAAAGGCTATATGATGAATATCGACCAGATACTTGAAATGTGGGAAAAGGATTGNCAGATCGACGAGTTTAAGCTTGATGACGCTTCTCGTGATACTGCAAAGCTCCACGGAAAATACTTACAGCTATTGACTGTAACCAAGCTACAACTAAAGAAGCGTGATGCAGACTTGCGTGTGCTTCTCAAAGACAAGTGGCTTTATTATAACGGCAAAATGACTCAGGAAGAAATGAATGAACGTGGTTGGTCGTATGATCCATTCAATGGACTGAGTAAACCACTCAAAGGTGAGATGGATTTCTACTATGACTCTGATGACGATATCATCAAAGCGAAACAGAAAATTGAGTACCTGAAAGTAAGCATAGATACACTAGAAGAGATTATTAACACGCTGAGGTGGAGACACCAATCGATTAAGAACATGATCGAATGGCGTAAGTTTGAATCAGGAATATAATGGATATTATTCGAGTACGAAAGAAGAATCACGCGTTTCTCCATATCGAGTGTGATCCGTCAGTTGCAAACGAGCTTTGTGACTTCTTTACATTCTTTGTACCCGGATATAAGTTTATGCCTGCATACAAGAACAAGATATGGGATGGTAAGATCCGCTTGTTCGATACACGTAAGAAAGAGCTCTATGCAGGACTATACAAGTATGTAGAAGAGTTCGCAAACGCCGAAGGTCGAGACTACAAAATCGAACTAGAGCATGACAATTACTATGGTTTGCCGTCAACCGACACACCAGTAGATATGTCATACATTAGGGATCTCACACTCACAGCATCAGGTAATAAGATTGAACCACGTGATTATCAGCTCAATGCGATCCAACACGGTCTCAGTCAGAAACGGGGCCTTCTTGTATCACCTACAGCATCTGGAAAGTCGCTCATCATTTATTGTATTCTGCGATGGTACCTTGCTAATCACGACAAGAGAGCAATCATTGTTGTACCGACCACATCCTTGGTTAGGCAGATGTACTCTGACTTTATGGACTACAGCCAACATGATGATAGTTTCGATGCTGAAAACCTTTGTCACCTTATCTACGCCGGGCAACCTAAGTTCGCGAATCACGAGCGGGTAATCATTACGACTTGGCAGTCTATCTATAAGCTAAAGTCACCGTGGTTTGAGCAGTTTGGTTGTGTATTTGGTGATGAGGCACACAACTTTAAAGCTAAATCACTCACAACAATCCTATCGAATATGAAGGATGCAGAGTATCGGTTCGGTACAACTGGTACTCTTGACGGGACACAGACACACAAGCTTGTCCTCGAAGGTTTGTTTGGTCCAGCATATTATGTGACTACAACAAAAACACTGATGGACACTGGTGCTCTTTCAGATCTTGATATCTCTGTGCTACTCATGAAGTACCCCGAAGAGGTAAGAAGGAAATGGGGAAAGAAGAAGTACCAGGACGAGATGGACTATATCGTAAGACATGAAAAACGTAATGCATTTATTAGCAATCTGGCTCTGGATCAAGANGGCAACACGCTCGTCTTATTCCAATACGTCGAGAAACACGGCAAGCCACTATACGAACAGATTAAAGAAAAAGCTCACCGTAGACGAAAAATATTCTATGTATCGGGCGAGACAGGCGTCGACGTACGCGAGGAAGTACGGCGGATCACGGAGACTGAGAAGAATGCAGTCATCGTTGCATCACTCGGAACCTTTTCCACTGGTGTCAATATTAGGAATCTTCATGTTGTTGTTTTTGCTAGCCCTTCTAAATCCCAAATCAAGATTCTACAGTCCATCGGTAGGGGACTTCGTAAATCAGATGACGGAAGAGCAACGAAACTCTACGATGTGGCAGATGACATTGCCTGGAAATCCTTCAAGAACTACACACTTACCCATGCCGCTGAACGAATAAAGATATATACTAAAGAGAAATTCAAATACAAAATCTATGAGATTCCTTTATGATTGATGAGATATCAGAACTAAACATTCGCCATATGAAATTGGCGTCAGGCGAAGAGTTAATTGGACTGATCAATGACTTAGATGCCGAAAGATTGAATATCCTCGTCGAGAGACCAGTACTCATGCAGTCAGTCTTTGATGCTGATGCTGGTAAGGAACGGTACTACATGTCTGACTACATGCCAGTATCAAAACATAATATCATTCAGATCTCATCACTCCATGTGATTGCATCGTGTGAAGTGACTGATGATATCAAAGAGACATACATTAACTACTGTCTAGGAACACTTGAACAAGATGATGAACCAACTGAAGTTGTTGAAACTAAGAAGAGTGGACCTAAGACATTCCATTAATGGTATACTCCCCTTCCCCCTGAGCACCTCTCTATTATATCACAAAAAGGAGGATTTGTACACCCCTTTTTAGTATTATTTTTATATGTACTTTTTCTGAGATATGGTTTATAATATACCATAAAGATATACCAGGAGTAATGAATGAAACCCAAGGATAAGCCGCATTACGTCAATAACAAGGAGTTCTCCCTTGCTGTTGTCGATTATGTAAAACAAGTCAACCAAGCAGAAGCCGAAGGCAGTGAGGTACCGAAGGTACCGAACTACATTGCAACCTGCTTCCTCAAGATATCAGAAGGTCTATCACACAAGAGCAACTTTATTCGGTATACCTACCGAGAAGAGATGGTCATGGATGCCGTTGAGAACTGTCTCAAGGCCGTGCTAAATTACAATATTGAAGCTGCTACTCGTACTGGTAACCCTAACGCATTCGCATATTTTACCCAGATCTGTTACTACGCCTTTCTACGTCGAATTGCAAAAGAGAAGAAGCAGCAAGACGTTAAGTTTAAGTTCATTGAGAAGGCAGGTATTGAAGACCTAATCGCATACGGTGAACACGATGATGGACACCACTCAGCTGAACGTATGTTTGTTGATGAACTACGTGGACGTATCGAGAAGGTCAAGCACTCTGATTCTGTAATCAAAGACTTTGCAAAGGAAGAAAAGCAACGTGACAAGGAAGCCAAGAAAAAGGGTCTTGAGCTGTTTATGGGATGAAGCTATTATTGACAGGACACCAGAACGGAATATATTAAATGAAATTAGCAATACTGAATGATACACATTGTGGTGTACGAAACTCATCTGATATCTTTATTGAGTACCAGCGTCAGTTCTATGAAGATGTGTTCTTTCCATATCTGTTAGAAAACGACATCAAACACATCTTGCACCTAGGCGATTACTACGACCATCGTAAGTATATCAACTTCAAGGCTCTCAATGAGAACCGTGCACATTTCCTAGATAAGCTACGTGAGTATGGTATTACGATGGATATCATTCCAGGTAACCACGACGTTTACTACAAGAACACAAATGAGTTATGTTCACTCAAGGAATTGATGGGACATTATATGAACGAAGTTAACATCGTGATGGATCCAAAGGTACTCGAGTACGGTGGTTGTCCTATCGCATTGCTGCCATGGATTAACAACCAGAACTACGCTGACTCACTCAAGTTTATTGAGTCGTGTAAGTCATCTGTACTCATGGGTCACTTAGAACTCAATGGGTTCGATATGATGAAAGGCATCAAGAATACTCACGGCATGGATGCATCTACGTTCTCACGGTTTGACCTAGTCTTGTCTGGTCACTTCCATACACGTTCAACTCAAGGCAATATCACATACCTTGGATCACAACTCGAGTTCACATGGGCAGATGCTCACGATCCGAAGTACTTTCATGTATTTGATACTGATTCACGCCAGCTTGAGATGGTGTATAATCCAATCACTATGTTTGAAAAAGTGATGTACGATGACTCGAAAATGGATTATAATAGTATAGATGTAGGTCACCTAAAGAACAAGTTCGTGAAGGTCGTTGTTCTGAAGAAAGAGGATCCTTTCACCTTTGATCGGTTTATTGATCGGATCAACCAGTTGGGTGTACACGATCTGAAGATTGCAGAGACCTTTGATGAATTCGTTGGCACTAACGTCGATGATGAAGGTATCTCGGTTGAGGATACCAGTGAACTACTGAATATGTACGTAGAAAACGTTGAAACAGAGCTTGATAAAGAGAAGATCAAAGGCATTATGCGTGGCATCTATATCGAAGCACAGAATATGGAAATTGCATGATTAAATTTCGTAGTATCAAATGGAAGAACTTCTTATCGACAGGTGACAAGTTCACAGAGGTGCAGCTTGATCGATCACCATCAACTCTCATTGTTGGTCAAAACGGTGCCGGTAAGTCTACACTGCTAGACGCATTATCGTTTGCCTTGTTTGGTAAACCACATCGTGATATCAAAAAGCCTCAACTCGTTAACTCAATCAACAATAAACAGTGTGCCGTTGAGGTTCACTTTACTGTTGGCCAACATGAGTTCATCGTGCACCGTGGTATCAAGCCTGGCAAGTTTGAGATCTATCAGAACGGACAGATGATTAACCAAGAGTCAAATGCTCGTGACTATCAGAAGTTCCTTGAACAAAACATTCTTAAACTGAATCACAAGTCCTTCCACCAGATCGTGGTGCTAGGATCATCATCATTTATTCCTTTTATGCAGCTTCCTGCCGGTCATCGTCGTGAAGTCATCGAGGACCTACTTGATATTAACATCTTCTCAAAGATGAACAACATTATCAAGGAGAAGTCTCAAAAGCTAAAGGATGATCTGAAAGATGCAAACTATCAGCTAGAGCTGATCAAAGAGAAGATTAACCTACAGAGGAAGTACATCCGTGAAGTCACAGACCTTAATGATGAGTCGATACGGTCGAAGCAAGCAGAGATCACTGAGCTTACGTCTGAAGCGGCTAAGCTACAGCTCACGAACTCTGAGCTATCGACGATCATTGAAGAGCAACATCCTCAGCTCGAAAGCAGCCTCAAGTCCCTCAACAGCAAAAGGCAAAAGGTACTTGAATACGAGACAGAGTTTAAAACACAAATCAAGGCTCTTGTCAAAGAAGCAAAGTTCTATGAAGAGAACGATAGCTGCCCCTCGTGTTCCCAGGATATTAGTTCAGAACTTAAGCAAACCAAAGTCAAGTCAGCACAAGCTAAGGCGTCTGAACTTCAAGAAGGGATGGAACATGCCTCTGAAAGATCTACTGCTTTGGAATCGGATATTGAAAAGATCAGCTCAGACCTTTCCGATATCAGAGAAAAACAATCGACAATACATGCTAACAATACAACCATCGCACGGCTTCAACGACAGGTATCTGCTATCGAAAATGATATTGCCAACCTAGAAGGTAAAGAGGGTGACGTATCAAAAGCAAACTCTACTCTGAATGATCTGGTAGAAAACCGTGACACACTTGGTGAGCGTAAGCTTGAGATGGTGGATCAACGTACATACTATGATGCATGTATGGAGATGCTTAAGGACACTGGTATCAAGACAAAGATCATCAAGGAGTATCTGCCTGTGATGAATACCCTTGTCAACAAGTACTTACAGATCCTTGACTTCTTTGTTCAATTCAATCTAGATGAGAACTTTACCGAGACAATCAAGTCACGGTACCGTGATCAGTTTAACTATGCATCCTTCTCTGAAGGTGAGAAGCAACGGATTGACTTGGCACTTCTGTTCACATGGCGTCAGATCGCAAAGATGAAGAACTCGGCTGCTACAAACCTACTGATCCTGGATGAGACATTTGATTCATCACTGGATCATGATGGTGTGGATAGTCTGATAAAGATCCTAGGATCACTTGAAGATGATACGAACGTGTTCGTCATATCTCATAAGGGTGATATGTTGGATGGCAAGTTCAGGTCTAAGATTGAGTTCACGAAAGACCATAATTTCTCGGTTATGAAGGTGAATTAGTTCCGAAATGGAACTACACCTGTTCCAAAAAATATTCAAAAAAAGCGAAAATAACTGTGTACAAACACCTCCCAGTATTGTAGAATGGATACATAAATTGATGAGGTGCTTATGGACTTTCAAAAACAATCGGTACTAGCTAAGCTGCTCGCTCGTGAGAATATCACGGTCCAGCATGGCAACTATCATACAGCTTATTTTGACGTAGAGAATCGTGTTCTCGGTCTTCCTCTGTGGAAAGACAAGGGCAAGGATGTCTACGATCTTCTTGTTGGCCACGAAGTCGGCCACGCACTCTTTACTCCTTCTGAGGGATGGCATGATTCTACGATTGACGTCGAAGGCATCCCTCGGGCTTTTCTCAATGTTGTAGAAGACATTCGCATCGAGCGTATGATCCAAGCTAAGTATCCTGGTTTGGTCGCATCGTTCAAGCGTGGTTACTCTGTCCTTGACAAGGATGACTTCTTCGGCATTGAGGGTAAAGACGTATCAACTCTCGGTCTTATGGATCGTATCAATCTGAAAGCAAAGCTACGTGATCTGGTTGAAGTATCCTACACCTCAGAAGAGCAGCCATATGTTGACATGGCGTTCAATGCTACAACATGGGATGACGTCGTTGCAGCTGCACGTGCGTTATTCGAATACCTGAAAGGAAAAAAAGATGAAAGCGCTGAACAAGATCAGAATCAGACAGTTCCTGGTCAAGATCCAGCTGACCCTACTGAATCTGATTCACTCGATTCTAACGCTAATACCGAATCTACCAACGACGACGTTGATGGTAATTCAGACGAATCTCGAGACGGAGATTCTGAAGGCGAGAATCAATCTACTCAAGAAGCTGGCGCAGCTGGCGGCAACAAAGACGATGATTTAGAGAAAGAGAAAGTTGAGTCTGCGGTTCGTAAAGACGATCAAGATCGTACGAATGAAGCGAGTGATCCAACCCGCGTAACTACTGACGAGAACTTCCGTGCACGTGAAGATGAACTGCTTGATACGAATGACGGTTNCCAACCACAGTATCTTCGACAGTTGACTCGTCAACAGCTCAATGACATTGTTGTCAAAATCGATGACATTCTGCCAGCACGTAGAGAGATGTACACGTATATTTCTAAACTCATTCACATGCGTGATGACGAAGAATCACAGATTGAGTTTGACTACAAGGCTTTCAATACTGATACCAAGCGTTTCGTCAATCTAATGGCGAAGGAGTTTGAGATGCGTAAGGCTGCTTACCAAACTCAACGAGCGCAGACTGCACGGTCTGGTTCACTCAATGTTGATAAGCTGTACAACTACAAGTTTGCTGATGATATCTTCAAGCGTGTTACTAACCTTGCGGATGCCAAGTCTCACGGAATGGTCATGGTTATTGACTACTCAGGATCTATGGGTGACGTCATAGGTGACGTGATCAAGCAGACCTTGGTCCTTGCATCCTTCTGTAAGAAGGTGAATATCCCATTTGACGTATATAGCTTTACATCGGCAAATGGTGATCGCCAGATGACTGCTCCTCAGTGTGGCCAAGTCGACCACACTGGTGTGACAATGTGCCACCTGCTTTCTTCTACATTCAAGAAGCAAACATATGAGGAAGCGTACTTTGGTTTGTTCAAGCAAGCTGCCGCACGTGGTGACTACTACCGCAGCCAACTGTATCGTAGCAAGTTCGAAAATATGGGTGGCACCCCACTCAATGAAACAATCATGGCCGTTGAGATCCTTGCAGATGACTTCAAGAAGAAGTACAACCTTCAAAAGACGACTGTCGTGTTCTTGACTGACGGTGCCGCAAACAGCATCTACTATGCGCGTGACCCACATGCTACAGTGAATACAAAGGGCTACGCTATTCAGATGCGTGAAGCTGTCATTAAGGTGAATACGACACGTAACGTTACTCGTAACCTCATGGCCTACATGCGCAAGAAGCACACGATGATCGGTTACTTCCTTGCTGCACGGACTTATGACTTCCGTGGTGCTGTATGGGATGCAGCTGAATCATTCGTAGATGACACTCAAATGAATGAGTACCGTAAACTGTACAACAAGAACAAGTTCGTATCATTTGATAATGCGCTTGGCTACGACAAGTTCTTTGTGCTGAAGTCGTCAGGTGGTACACTCAATACTGATGAAGACGAGTTCGAGGTATCTGAGAATGCTAAGAAAGGAGAGATCACAAGAGCCTTCAAGAAGTTTGCTGGTTCTAAAAAGACGAACCGTGTGTTCGCAACTCAATTCGCTCAGGTAATCGCCTGAGCCGTATTGATAAAAATATATTATCAACTTTTTTAAAAAAAAGTGTGTACATGGTTGTCGTTCTGGTGTAGAATGGTACCATAATCAATGAGGAGACTATATTATGAATTTGATTGAACGTACCCTTTCCGAGGCGCTTGCAAAGCGTTATCCCGATCAGACTGAGTTCTTTCCAAAGACAGTGCAAGCTCTTGCAGAAGGGCTTGGCATTTCTGCTGGTGAATCGTATAAGTATACTACGTCATACCCTAAGGTTCGTCGTGGTGTCTATAACCTCGAGGCAGCAGTCGTTCCTTTCCGTAACAAAGAGGAATCACCTAAGATGACTGCAGCTGTTCAGTCAGTTGTCAATGACGAAGTGTATGTACCGGATTCTGATCCTACATACGTACCGTGGGGCAACTACAAAGATATCGAAGCGATCATTCGCTCAGGTGTCTTCTATCCTACGTATGTCACTGGTCTGTCAGGTAATGGTAAGACCTTCATGATCGAGCAAGCATGTGCTCGCTTGAATCGTGAGTATGTACGTGTTCAGATCTCTCCTGAGACTGACGAGGACGATTTGATTGGTGGATTCCGGTTGATTGACGGCGAGACCGTGTTCTCAAAAGGTCCTGTCATCAAAGCAATGGAATCAGGTGCGATTCTCTTGATTGACGAACTTGATCGTGGTTCTAACAAGATCATGTGTCTACAAGGTGTTCTCGAAGGCAAGCCAATTGTCATCAAGAAGACTGGTGAGGTCATCAAGCCAGCTGCTGGTTTCAACGTCATCTCTACTGCCAATACCAAAGGTAAGGGTTCAGAAGACGGTAAGTTTATTGCTGCTACAATCATTGACGAAGCGTTCCTCGAGCGTTTCACTATCACGGTTGAGCAACCATATCCTACTGTTGCTGTCGAGAAGAAGATTCTCAAGAAGCATATGGAGAAGTTCAGTAAGGTAGATGATGACTTTGCCGACAAGCTTGTCCAGTGGGCTGAGACCATTCGTAAGACTTACGAAGATGGTGGTGTCGAAGAGGTGATTTCAACTCGTCGTCTGTGTCACATCATTCAGTCTTTCTCGATCTTCAACGACAAAATCAAGGCTATTCAGCTTTGTGTGAATCGTTTCGACGAGGATACGAAGGAAGCCTTCATTGACCTCTACACTAAGGTTGATGCAAGTGCAAGTGTTACAGAGCAACAACAGCCATCTATTGAAGATGCATTAAATGAGGCATTGAATGGCTAAAGGAATCAAACATGACGGCGAAAAGCCTGATTACTCACTGGTGCCGTTCGCGGCACTTGATGAGGTAGTTAAAGTACTTACGTACGGAGCTGCGAAGTACGACCGTTTCAACTGGGAACATGTAGAGGACATTCGGTATCAGGCAGCTGCCTTGCGTCATATCTCCTCATACATGCAAGGTGAGAAGTATGATCCCGAGACTGGTATTAACCATCTCGCTCATGCGATTTGTTCTCTCATGTTCTTGGTTGAATCCGATAAAAAAAGTGATGTACAAACCAGAAAAACCGGTGTATAATATACCATATGATTACGAAAACAGGACTTTGATATGAAGCTAAACAATGACACGCTCGGAGTACTCAAGAACTTCGCGTCAATTAATTCGAATCTTGTGATCCAGCCAGGTGACAAGATTAAGACTATCAGTGAGGCAAAGAACATCCTTGCTACAGCCACAGTAACAGAAGCATTCAACGTAGGGTTTGGCATCTACGATTTGAATGAGTTCCTTGGTGTTGTAGGTATGTTTGATGATCCCGAGTTGAGTGTTGCTGAAAACAACTCATCGGCTATCATCAGGCAGGATCGCCGATCGGTTAAGTACTTCTTTTCTGATCCATCAATTCTGACGTCTCCTGCGAAGGACATTCAGCTTCCATCTGTCGACGTGACATTCTCGCTCACTCAAGATGACATGAATGCACTTCGTAAGGCGTCGTCAGCCCTTGGTGTCACAGACGTAGTTGTGACCGGTGATGAAGATGGTACAGGTGTGACGGTCAAGGTAACTGATGATCGTGATCCTACTGCTAACTCGTTTGAGCTTGAGCTGTCTGAGGTTACTCGACCAGAAGAAGCGTTCAAGATCGTATTCAACATCGGCAACTTTAAGTTTGTGGCTGGTGATTACTTTGTTGAGATCTCATCTAAGTTGATCTCACACTTTAAAAACCTAAATACGCCAATCGAGTATTGGGTAGCTTTGGAAAAGACTTCTAAGTTCGGAGGATAATATGACAGAAGAAGTAACGCAGGAGCAACAAGCACCTGCACTTGGTATGGCAGATCTAGCGTTTCTGCTCAATATAATTGATGTCTGCACAACACGAGGTGCATTCAAAGGGAGTGAACTTACTAATGTCGGCAACGTTCGAGACAAACTCGAAGCTTTCGTCAAAGCGAATAGCAAATCACAAGATGACACTGAAGAGGATGCTACTGATGCTGAGCAGTCCGACTGATAAGCAGAAGCTGCTTGATGGTATCAAAGAGTTATCTAACTCGATGACACGTGTTGATGCCGAGAAAGACTTCCAGAAAGATACTATAGATACTCTTGCTGATGCACTTGGTATCAAAAAACAGTACATCAGTAAAGTAGCTACTGTGTACCATAAGCAAACATTTACTAAGCTACAGACAGAACACGAAGAGATCGAAAACCTCTATGAGGAACTCTTCAAATAACTTCCATGATGTTTCTCCTTAGGAAGCAACCTGGGTATGTTGTAAAAATGCCTACTAGTTTATTGGCGTATAGCTCAGTTGGTAGAGCAAAGGACTGTTAATCCTTCGGTCGTAGGTTCGAGCCCTACTACGCCAGCCATCTCGTCGTAGCACAATCGGATAGTGCAACAGCCTTCTAAGCTGTAGGTTACTGGTTCAAGTCCAGTCGGCGAGGCCATAACGGAGTAATATATGTTAGAAACTTGTTGCGATCTTCTTGATCGTGCCTACCAAAGAAACTGGATCACGGCCCGCGATGGTAACATATCTGTTCGCAA